AACGTGGAAGAGCTCCGAGAAACTATAGCGAAGCTTAAAGATGAAAACGTGGTGCTCCAAAAGGATAAAGACGAATTTCAGAGACAACTTACTGATCTGTTGGAAGCTCGACTTTCAATTAGGGATTGCTGGAAAAAACTTTTTGCGTGGGACGACCAAGAACAAACGCTCCTGCCTTCGAGTAATATTGTCGGTTTGCAGGTAGCCACGACCATCGTCGATGTGCCCTCTATCGAAAAATTCGTAACTATTAACACTGAGAACGTTGCGGGCAAGATTCTTGCAGTTGCTAAAAAGGGTAAGCTGGATGGCTGGCGTCAGCTTGGCGAGATCGTGAAGGCTGTCGAAGAGGAACGGTGGACAGTAACTCCGCAGCAAATCAATAACGCCTTGAATGATCTAGTTAAGGATGGGCTAATTGCCAAGCGGCATACGGATCGCAACTATTTCTGCCTGGCTAATGGCGTTAGTTTTGCGAAGGAGGATAAATGAAGAATAGGTGACTTGTTTTTGGCTGGGGCTCAGGATCGCAGGCGTTTTTCTTCCGATTTACGATATAACTGTGAGAGTAGTGATAGTGAAAGCATCACACGGCAAGTATTTGCGCAGCTCACCAAAAATCCATTACTGACGCCTAAGCCCTTATGCAAAATCCTCAGTTTATCATATCGAGAGCATGGGAAGTACGTCGCAAACCTGCGGAGCCGCTGGAAGTATCACCACAAAAATGAACGAGGTTCAAAGTGTTCATTGCATGGGTGGCGTGGTTGGTGCTATTTGGAGCCAAATATAAGCGGTGGGATTCGAACTCACGCTGTTGATGTTGGCTGGTTGGCGAGTAGGGCTCGTAATCGTTGGTTGTTGTGGAAGGATAGGCTTGGAAGGCTTCAGTGGTTTGAGACTGGAAGGGTTAACTTGTACGTGCGGAAGCCAGCTAATTTGGGTAGGGCTTATCAGTTAATTTGTAATGGTTTCAGTTTTACGGGTTTGATTACTGACATTAAGGTTCTTGAACTGGTCTTATCAAGCGTACGATTCAAGGGTGCGCATTACGTTTTTAGTGTGGGCCAACGGCTGCCGAAGTTGACGATTGATCTTTTTCAGAAAAGTAATGGAATAATCATTAAGGTGGGCGATGTTACTCATCCCGACAGCTTGGAAGTTATTGCTTGCTATCCTGATTGGGCTGAGAGAAACGAGCGACTTTTTGAACAGTTGAATTATACCTTAAAACGGATTTTGGAGCCTACGATGTCCAAGGACCAGACGAAGATGGATACCTATGTGAGGTAATTGTTGTGTTATTATCGCATTATTGTTATGTTGTTACTACGAGTATGCTAAGGGCTTTGTGTATTGCAATACGCATTGGGGCTATGGTTCCTCGTAGTAAAATGTCTGCAAAAACATGTGTAAATCATCTTTTTGGCTATAGTAACGGGCATGGGAAAAGTCCATGCTTTTCAGGTGTTGTCCTTTCGTGCTTTGTTAGCCTAGATTGGTTAGGTCCATGTTTGCAAGTGTTGGATGTTGGTGTTTTGCTATGAGTGAACAATCCATACAGAAACCTGAAGAATATCATGCGCAGACCCAGACCGGTAAGAAACCACGCTCTAGAGAGGAAAAGATTGGCCGTTTGAAGTATAATCAATATTTGCTGAAACGTGTCCTCACGGAGATTAAGGGAGTGCGGGAGATGCAGCGTGTTATTCTTAACGGTTTGAAGGGCGCCGGTTATTTCCACTTTGATGTTCCTATGCTTCAGAAGTTTGCTTGCGAGGACGCAGTTGACTTGGAGATTATGCAGCGGCTTTATGAGGCTGGTCGTGGGGGCATGTTTCCGAAAGACGTGGCTGGAGAGCTTAGCGAGTATAAACTAGCCTATTGGCATGTTAGCAGGCGAATAGTTCGCATGAATAAGCGTTTGGAACATGAGACAGGTGAAAGGCTTTTTGAGAAGAGAGGTCATAAATGGGCTTTGACAAGCTTTGCCTTTGAAGTGTTTGGCACCAGCGAAAACGAAGTTAAAGAAGACAAAACGGCGCCTGAAGAAGAAGAGATGTAAATAGTAATTGTCAAAAATTTAGCTGAGTGAGGGCTTGCGTTTTTCGAGAATTAACTTAATGTAATTGTTAAGGCTTCTACGGTCGATGTCTGCTTCTTTTTTAAGCTCTTCAACAAGGCTTTTTGGCAAATAAAGATTCACTCTTTCGAAGGTTTGCATCTCTCTCAATTATTAAACGTTCTTGTTAATATTTAAGTAATGTTAAACAAACCGTTTAATAAGCTTCTTTTAGTCTTTTAACCCTTTTTTAAATGTTAAATCTGTCACGGTGGTTTGTACTATTCCGTGGGACGAGACTGATCAGTTTATTCGTAGTGGGCATCGCAGTAGTGACAATTTTGAGAAGGATAGTTTTCGCACTATCACAATTTCTGAAGAGGAAGGTATCAAAGCCGTAATCGGTAAGCCTAAGGGCAAGGACACAACTGAAGTTCAAAGCTACCTTTTTGACAAGAGCAAAGGCTGGACTGTTGATAAGGCTAAGGCTTGGTTTGAACAGCACAAGGATCAGGAGCGGGTTAAACTTCACGAGCATGTGTCCGCTATTCTGCCCTTTAAGGTTCTTGAGAAGATTGTTGATAAGCCCTTGAAGATCCGTGGCGTGGCCATGACTGCGGGCATGAGTAGAAACTTTAACATTTACACGTCTGAGGAGCTGCAGGCCTTCGCTAGTAAGCTTGTTTCTGCGCCGGTGTACATTGAACATGTTGCTGTGCCTAACGCTGTTGGCAAAGTCACGAAAACCGAGTGGGATGGAGAGAACCTTTGGTATGAAGCTGAAATTTATGATGAGGATACTGCGGAGAAGATCCGTAAGGGCCTTGTGCAGCATGTAAGTGTGGGCGCGGATTATGAAGCGATTGATGTTGTGGATGGTAAGCTTCCGCATGGGTTGCACAATGCTGAGTTAAGCCTCGTAGCCGTGCCAGGTATCCCAGAAACTAATGTGCAGATTTTGGAGAGTCTCCAGAGGGCTAAGGAGCAGCAGGAGTTTTGCATTTTTTGTGGAAAGAACCTGGTGGAGTTTTGGCTTGGCTGCTGTAGTGGATGTTTTGAAAAGCTGCCCATAGCTGAAAGTAAAAGGCAAGAGCTGCTTCAGAAGCGAAAAACGAGAGAGCAGCTTGTTGCTGGCGAGTATTATCTTGGTTTTGTCCAGGACCCGACCCTATTCATGCCTGAGCATTTCCGTACTGTTTGGCTGGATCAAGCTAATGGCGTTTTAGCGGTTATGGCTAAGACTCGTGCTGATCCTGCGGAGGAAGTGTGTCAGGCTATTTTGTTTAGCAAGGCTAAGTGGCAGTCGAATACGGTTGCAGATTGGCTGATTCTTCATCCGGATTATGTTGCCCCGGCAAGTGTTTCTGCAAGTCAGAACACGCCGAGAGGGATTGAAAACATGAATGAGGAAGATTTGAAAAAGTTTGTGGAAGAGCTGGTGAAGGTGAAACTGAAAGAGCAAATGCAAGTGTTGAAGGAGGCTGAATGGGATACCGAGTACGTTAATGATCTTTCTGATGATTGCTTTGCTTACATTGCCCCTGGCGGAGAGAAGGATGAGCAGGGTAAAACCGTTCCGAGAACCCTACGGAATTTGCCTTACAAAAACGCTCAGGGCAATTTGGACGCTGACCATGTGCGGAACGCTTTAGCTCGTTTAGACCAGACGGATATTAGTGCTGAGGGCAAGGCTGAGGCGAAAAAGAAACTGTGTGCTGCTGCGAAGGAGCTTGACATTGCAAGCGAGGTGTGTGGCTTAACGGATCAGGCTGAGGCTTTGCGTAAGGAGCTCAGTGAAACTAAGGCTAAGTTGATTGAAGTCGAGAATAAGCTTGCTGCGGCAGAGAAGACGATTGAGCAAAAGCCCCCGGGCCTAATTAAAAATCCGCCTAAAACCATACCCATTGAAGAAACAATAAAAATTTTGGAAGGGCTGTTGCCGAGTCCTGCTGTTGAGCGGAGTACAATGGGGATGCAGAGAGAATGCCAGGAGGTTCGTGGTGCAATCTTCAAGCTTAGGGAGAGGTTGAAAAGTGGATAAGGATACAATTAAAGGCATTTTGGCGAAGTACAGTCCGCCGTTAGCTCCTTCACAGATGGATGAGATTGCGTTTGAAATAGCAAATAAATCGGCTGACGAAATTGCTGAAATTTCAAAGTTGATTCAGGTTCCCAAATTTAAGACAGAATCAAAGTCATCTCGTATGACCGCAAGTAGCCGTGGACGAACACGGTGAAAGCGAAAATAAATTTTGGAGTGATGTCTAATGGCTGACGTTTCGGGTAAAACTTGGATGGCGATAGGCGAGACTGACGATCCGAACGCCGTGATTGAAACTTTTGAGGCTGCTGCAGATGTCACGAAAGGTGACCCGGTTTACTTGAGCGCAGACGATAAGGTTAGCCCTGCAGCTGCTGCCCAAGACTGTGTAGGCATAGCCGTAAAGACCGTAGCGTCTGGAAAGCCTTGTCCGGTTCTGACTCGGGGAAGGGTCAAGGTGAAGGCTGGTGGCGCTATAACTCGAGGCAAAGCGGTTACTGGTGCAGATGCTTCGAAAAGACTTCTGGCGCTCGCAGACATTAACGAAGGTGGAACTGCAGTGATCTCGTGGACTAAGAAGCTTGGCTATGCTCTTGAAACGACTACCGCTGCGGACGATTTGCTTTTCATTGTGGTGGAGAAGTGATAGTTTTGAAGCCTAAACTTTTTGAAAGCTTAATGCAGAAGGACAGTGAACACAAACAATTCTACGAGAGCTTAAAGGAAAAAGCAGTATCGCATCCGTTTTTCAAGCGTTACGCGGAGATTGGAGTTAGAGAAGGCTTGTTCAGTGACATGGTAGGCGCCTTAGGCCGTATGCATGATACGCTTGTGGAGGCTGCGTATCCAGAGCTTATTGGCAGGAACATAATCAATGTACGCCCTACAACCGAAACGATGGAAAGGTTCCCGCTTGACGTTAAAGGCGTTGCTTATCTTTACGCTGAACCCGCCTGTACAAGGCTGATGGGTAAAAAACATACCACAGTTGACATTCCCACTGGCACTTTAGCTGAAGCTGCTGAAGAATGGACTCGCGAGTTTGTTGAAGACGCCACATGGAACGTTATGGATAACATGGTTGAAAAAGTCGGCAGAGCCTTAGGTGAAACAGAAACAACGAAAATACTGGCTCTTTATGCTGCTATTGCAGCGGGTGACTTGGCTGGCGGGTCAGAATTGGCTGCGGGCGGCGTTGTATTGAGTTGGGCTTTACTGCTTTCACTGCATCAAGCTGTTCGAAGCGAAAACTGGCGTCCGACAGTCTTAGCGATTAACGAGATGCAATTGCATCAGCTGCTAAACGATGACAAGTTCATTCATGCACAATACTTGCCCTCTGGACAAACTGAACTTGAGCGAGGAATAGTTACTAGTGTCTTAGGCATGAAAGTTCAAGCTAGCACTCTTGTACCGAACGGAACGGCTTATGCTATTGATACGCGTGTGGCAGCAGCTATGCTTCTACGCAGGGATGTGACTGTTGAAGACTGGGAAGACGTGAAGACTGGTGAATATGGCGTTAGGGCTACTACACGCTTTGGCCTTGGTGTACTCCGCAGTAGTGCCGTTGCCCGTATGACTGGAATCAAAACTACATTGACTTAAGCCACCTGGGTTATTGCTTTGGCGAAGTTTAGCGGTAAATGCAGCAAGTGCGGAAAAGTTTACTATTCAGATCGCAAGGGCGACATTGTTGTCTGTGACTGCTATCGTTATTGCCCGGTCTGTGGGGCTGAAATGACGCCTTACACGCCTGACTTGGCGCCTAACACTTACGGCAAGGATGGCAAACGAGAACTGCAGATTCTGATGGTTTGCAATAATGTCTCGGCGCATGCCGACAATTCCCCATTTTATTCAAAATTGAAACCCGTTCAAGTTGAGTTAACATGAAAAGTCTCGATGAAAGGTTAACCCTTGCAAAAACTATCTTGCGTGAACTTAGCAGAGCGCCTTTATCTCGGACTATTCTTGACAAAAAAGTTACGGCTAAGATTGGTACACACGCGAGTTTTGAGAGCATGTTCCGCTATCTTATTCAAAAGGGCTGCATTGAGAAAAGCGGGCAGAAGCATCGAGACTTTTATCGTATAACTGAAAAGGGCAGAAAACTGCTGGAGGCAATCTGAAGTGGCTGAGCCTCATGTTAAGAAGCCAAGTTTATGGAGCCGGTTGCTTGAGGCTTTTACAAAGCAGTCTTCGGGTTATGCTTATCCCAATGCCAAAACTTTCAGTGAGACAGCGCTTATTCCGCTTGCTGATGTTATGACGCTTTATGAAAGGGACCCGACGTGCAAGGCTAGCGTGGACTTGCTGGCTGCTTCGAGTGTGGGCATGGGCTTCTACACAACTGCAAACGAAGAATACGAGAAGGCTAAAGAGGCGAAGGAAGCTGTTGACAAATTCTGCGAAGAAGTTAACCTTGATGGCATGCTCAACGATATGGCTCGTGTGCTTATTGCATGCGGGAACGATTTTTGGCTTAAGCTCACGCCTGAAAAGCTAACTGATCTACACAGGTTGCCCATAGACGGGGTAGAAAAAATTGAAAGAAGCTACGTGCAAGATGGTTTAAAAGTTCCCTACGAAGTGGAAAGCTTCAAGCTTGCACGCGCATACGGCGATGGAAGCCTTGACCCCAATGCTGTTATTCATTGGCGAATTAACTGTGTGGGACAGTCAGCATTTGGAATAGGCGTTCTACAAGTTTTGCTTCACACGTTAACGGTCAACTCGGATAAACGTCCAGCATATGCTTGGATGAAAGCGAAAATTGAGAGGCTGATACCGAATATTTTTGTCAAGTACGCGGGTCCTCATGTTGTTGTGCAGTTGGAAGGGCAGAAGAAAGAAACGATTGAAAAGTTTGAGACTGCGATAAAAAATGCTCCGGAAGAGGGTGCGTGGATTTTCTCCGGCGCCAAAAATGTAAGCGTTAACCCTGTAACGATTGATCCTCGATCTCGTTTTGAATATTATATCGATCACATTGTTAACCAGTTTTACCTTGGATGCGAAACGCCTCTTCCACGTCTTTTCAGTACGCCAGGCTTCACGGAAGCGTCAGCGAATGCGGCTTTGGAGTTGCAGAGTATGCTTATCAAGCCTATTCAGCGGTATATCAAGCGTCAGGTTGAAAGAGACATTTTTGCACCCATCCTCAAGAAGGCGGGATTTAAACCCGCAGAAGCTGCAGAAGCTGGAATACGTCTCAATTGGGGAACGCCTGAAACTCCCGAGTTGAATCTTGCAGACATTATTAGGCTTGCTGAAATCAGCGCAACCACAGACGTACAATATATTCGCCCTGAGGAATTGCGCAAGAACCTTACAAAATTTGGCGTTGAGCTTTGGGAAAAAAGAGGCTCAGGAGGTGAAAACGTAAAATGAGGAAAATGGCTTTTGCGGTTATCTTCTTTGTGGTTGTAAGTTTGGTTATGGCTTCGGCGCCTTTGGCTTTCGCTCAAGGCGAACCCGCGCCAGCGCCAGAGTTGCAACCGATCTATGAAATCTTTAAAACCATTGGATATGCTGCGCCTATAGCTGTTCTGGTGGGCTTGGTAACTTGCATCTTTGGTTACCTTAAGTCGACGCCTCCAGAGGAGTTTAAGCTTGTTGAGTTCATCTACACCTTCCTGATTAGCTTGATAATTGGTATCGCTACGATCTATGGTGGATGGACTTACGCACAGATTTCAGAGTGGCTTGCTAATGGTTGTTTAAGCGTTTGGCTCTATTGGATTGCGAAGATAATTGCAAAAAAGTTAAGCTGGATACCACAGGTGGCAGGCCCTCCGGCAACAGTTTAGATTGGCATTTCCCTTTCAGTTGCCTAATTTCCCTTTTTGTTTGTTTAAGGTCATGGTGAGAGTGAAAGTATGAGCGAAGTGGCGTATGGGCAATATGCGGAAGCGTACAAGGCTATTCACAGTGCGTTAAGTGACATTATGGCTCCGCCGCCTGGCAAGAAAATCACAAAGTTCGCCTTCTCTTCAAATGCGGATGGCACGGTGGCCACAATCAAAGCGTACATGGGCACGGAACTGCTTTTCACTCTTACATTCACTTGGAATGCTGACGGAACGTTGTCGGAGATTGTGAGGAGTTAATTAGTTGCCAATAGTCTATGATGCTGTTAACAACGTGATGACCGTTACGGGCTACACTGAAGCAGTGCCATGCACATTTAGTGATTTGTGGAACGCTGATAAGGCAGGTTCACGCCAACTTTTAGCTCCAACCGCAGCGGCGGTAGATTTGAGTTTAACCACTCAGCCTAAACCAACAGACGATAAAGCGTTAAAACTTAACTTGATTATCACGGCTTTCAGTGTTGCTGGCACAGTCACCTTAACGGGTAAAGATAAGGATAATGTGGCTCAAACTGAAGACATCAGCATAACGGCAACTGGAACGTATGTATCGGCTAAGTGGTGGTTAAGCATTGACGTTGGCGGAATAGACTGCACGGGCACTTACACAATTGAGGTATCTCAGTCAAGATGGGGAGTAGTGTGGAAGTCAGAGCCGAATCAGTTTAGAGTTGACGCTAAATTTACCATTGGAGACTATTCGGTTGCTTCATGGTTTGCCAGTGAAGATGAACAAGTTACTTTCGGTGACATTGGCATAGCCTATTTAGAGATTTTGATTTATGTGAATGGTTACGGGCATTTTAGGCTCGGAAGACTTGACGATGAAGCAACAAAAAGGACGAGTCATGGAACTGAATTATTAGATAATTCTGGCGCTGGCGGTCATAGACTCATTTATGCCTATTTGGCTTCTGACGTAGGTATCTTTAATTCACAACTAAGCACTAAAACTGGTGGTTATATTTATCCAAGAGATACTTCAACGATGAAAGTCTACCAAAGTTTGTTAAATAACATAATGTTTGAATCTGGGACAAGCACTCTCTATGTATTTTATACAACTATGTCTGGGCAAGGTTTGACTTATGGATTGTATCAACCTATCAAAGAAAACTATGAAGAACTTACGGTTCAAGGGTATTTGATTGGTTTGGCTTTGTGGGTTGGGCAAGGTGTAAAAAATGCAAAGTTCAAAGCAAACACCTATCTCGTTTACCCAAGGGATTATGGAAGCGGTGATTCATACCTCATTAACGTTGAAGCTGATAACTGGAACTTTTACAGTTGGTATAGTGCAACACATAGGATACTTCGTCAATACGAGTTTGACCTCGCCGTAACCGACAAAGACGGCATGGCAATCAATGGTGCAACAGTCACGTTGAAAGACAAAGACGGCAACACCGTTTTCTCAACCACAACAGACGCTAACGGCTTAATCGCCACGCAAACCGTGAGCCGAGGCTACTACGCTCAAGCAACAGGCAACACACTACAAGAATACAGCCCTCACACGTTGACTATAACCAAGAATGGGTATCAGACTTACGTTAAAAAATTCATTTTGTCAGCGAAAACGGTTTGGGAAATCAAATTAGCTAAAGCGGTGGGTGTTTTCCTCAGTTTTGGCCAGCCAGTTATCAACTTAAAAGGTGCTGAACCAGAAAACAAGGACGTGATGGTGTTATAAATGGTTAAAATCGGATATGCAGAAGGCACATGTCCAAGGTAAGGAAGATATCCCCAATTTTTAATCATTATTGTTTAATATGTTTTCAGAAATGCTTTCTGTTCAATAAGAATGTTTACGTTTTTGCATTCGTATCTTACTATTAACTATACGTTGTTGGAGTCTTGGCTGTTGGTTGCTGTAACGCCTCAAGAGATTCGTGAAAGAGTAAATCTTACGGAAGTTAACGTTTCAGACGTAACTGTTAATAGGTTTGCCAAAGCTGCTGCAGTGACTCTTGGACTGGAACTTGAGAAAACCATCGACTATACAAGCTGCTCCGATGAAGAAGCTGAAGCCATAAGAAACATAGCTGCCGTTTATTGTGCGTGCAAAGTTACTGGCGGTTCGGCTTCTGGCCTGAACTTTCGTATTGGAGATTTAGCTGTTAACGAATCAAGCGGGACTACTCCAAGCGGTCTCAGCAGAGAAAATTTGCAGTTTTTGATGAATGAGGCTCAGCGTATCATCGAAAAGTTGAAAGTGCCTTATGTGGGGAGGGCATAGGTGGCTAACGTCCCTGATGCATACTACCAATTCGTGATGCATTATGCGCCTTGGTTCTATGCCATCACGACTGCGATGGCTGCTGATCCGCCAGCTGGCCAAAAGAATGTAACCGTCACGGATGGAACAAAGTTTAGTGCTGCCATGCAGGTTGAGATCAAGGATTCTGCTCATAGCGAGTGGAATGAAGTTGATTCTATTGCTGGCAATGTCGTGACCATGAAAAACAATCTAGCCTATACTTATTATGTGACTAAAGGCGGAACCGTGGATCACGGGGATAACAGTTTTGGGAAAGGTGCTTTTCCCGCTGCTTTTGCCATCGAATTTCTGTACGAGGCTTATTCTGTTCCTCAGTTTGCTTCTTTGCAAGCGACTATTTTGGCGAAGATTGTGGACCTTGCGGATTGGCTTTTGACTCAGCAGTGCACAGATCCAGCGAAGAAGGCTTATGGCGGGTTCAAATCCAGCGAATCAAGTACTCAGTACTATGCTATTGATGCGGGTCGAGTTATCCCCGCTCTATTGAAGGCTTATGCCTTGACGACCACTGTTGGATATCTGAATGCTGCCAAACTTGCGGGCTACACGTTTCTATACACGATGCAGCAACAGCCGAGTATTCTGGGCATCCATGACAAATACTATGGGGGCTTCGCAAACTACGTCTCGATTTCTGATACTTGGGACACCATCATGAGCATTGAAAACCTCTATTGCTTAATTGGCTTGAAAATGCTAGCTGACACTTATGACACGGCAAACGCTTCCAGATATAACGCAATGATGGTAGCTTCAGTTGCTTTCTTGCGTGATGGATTCGAGCAACTGTACCTTTATTATCAGCCTCCGCCTTCAGGTTCTGGCGTTTGGTATCGAGTAGGCCTCAACGACACTGAAGTTTACGATGATCCTGTGAGCTTCGCTTTGCTCGGGCTTTACACGTATGAGGGGTGGAGTTTCACCTGTCAGCGCGTCTACAATTTTGTTCAGGCGATCAGGGCTTCGGGGCAATATCCTGCTTATTGGCCAGAGATCTGTTGGCCAGGCTATCTTGATGTGGTTACGAGGTTTCCAGCATGTGCGTACTATGATGCGATCACCACGGGAATCCTGTGGAAGATCAGGAAAGAGAGCGATCCGCCAAGCTTTAAACTGGCGTATCAGGTCGTGGAGAAGTACCAGGATGAGTTCATGTATTGGGGCCCTGTCTTCACAGATTATAGCCCGATCACGGCCCAGAAGGCCATGGCGAACGTCACCTGGCTGGCTAGAATGTTTCTGAATTATGAAGAGCCCTTGACGCCGTTTACTAGGATTCTCAATTCTAAAGGTGAGGCTGTACTTCTTTATCCGATTCAGCAAGCAGTTGAAACGGTCAGTTATGGTGAGTCCCTAGATATTTTGGCGGTTGTTTCGCCTTTGCGAGCTGAGGAAGTTGTGCTGGAGCCTGGCTATTACCTAAATGATTACCTAATTTTTTACACGTTTGTGCCGGTACGCATCCATGATAAGATACGTCGCAAAGGCGAGGATTACGAAGTTCAGAATAGGCAGGCCTTCACCTATGAAAATCAGACTTCTTATTTTAAATTGATTGCTAGAAGGTTGTTGGCGACTTGAGCGAGCTCGAGGATCCTGTCATAACTCTTCTGCGGTTGATTACTACGAGGATTCAGGTGACTAAGGATAATGGTTCTCTTGCAAGTATCTTGGCTACAAAGGAACAGTACGATCGAGAATTTCTCAAACAATATGATGCTCAGATCACGGTAGGGCTTGATAGTAGCATCGATCAGAAGCTTGAGCTTGCTGGTCGATTGAGACGTCGCCATATGACTTTCCGTTGCAATATTTACACAGTCGACAAAGTAACACCTGGAGCTGATGCGGGCAAGGTCATGCGGGACAAGGTAACTGCGCAAATCAATGCCATTATCCGTGAGAATCGTAACCTGCCTTATCAGACAGTCTATAATTTCTATGGGCTTGGATATCCGAGTGGAGATCCTCACAAGGCTTTTGCTGCAGGTGCAGCCACAGAGCTTGTTCCTTCGAATGTGTCTTGGACTGAATTGACAAACCTTCAGTATCAGAACATCTGGTCTAGTGATGATGTTCGATTCTCCAAGAGCCACAACGTAAACAATGAATATGCACTTATGCTTTTTAGATTCAAGATAGGAGCTCGAGAGCAATGCGTCAAGAAGATCGTGCTTAGTTTTGAGGGTTATGGGACCGCTCCTGGAGGAAACGGCGCCACAATCAAAGTTTGGAATCACGTCGCTTCTGCATGGCAGCAAGCTCAGAGCGGAACCAGCGGGGCAGATGAAACCTTAACCATCACGATCTCTTCAGCCTGGACGGACTTCATCGACTCTAATGGCTACGTTTGGCTGTTGGCCAAGACCACGAATCCAAGCAATGGCGTTACGCCTGCGGTCCTCTACTGCGATTTTGTTCAGTGCACAATTCAAGTTTATGGAATCTCATTCTGTGACGTCATCAGCTACAGGAACATCGACGTCATAGATGTTAAGCCATACCTATTCAGGGCTGAGTTTCTCTTGAAAGGTTGGCTTTTCGAATCAATTTCAGGAGTATTCTAGTCATGGAGGAATGAATAAAAAATGGTTGACACATATGGAGTGGACGAAGAGCGGTTCTACTATGTTGTCGAAACGGTCTTTGGCACTACGCCCACAAATCCATCGATGTTGGGCGTGCCCTGTGATGTTATCGACCCTGGACTGGACCCTAGCAACCTCAAACTGCGTGGCGCTGGCAGCTATGATTTGCAGGCTATTAAGAAGGGCCTTCGCAAGCCTAACTTGAAAATTGGCTATATAGTGCCTTCTGATGCTCCGATAAATCTTTTGCAATGGGCTAAAATGGATCTGGACAAGAGTCTAAGTTGTCAAGTGATTTACTATAAAGGGGTTTTTGCTTCAGCGACAGATATTATCTCACTATTGTTCAAGGGCATGCGCATCAGTAAGGCTTCGGTCGAGTGTAGCATCGAGGATGTTATCAAGGCAGTCATGGAGCTTGAAGGTCAGGATCTCGAAACGGGAACAGCGAAGATTACGGGTGCGACATATGCGGATTATGCGGGAGCTGTTGCCTTCCATGAAAGCTATGTGAAGAAGGACACTACGGTTCTGGATCGCGTTACCGATTGGAAGTTTGACATTATCAACAACCCCAAGAGAGTGCCTGTCATTCGCACGTCAAGCGGGTATCTTGCGAAGTATATTCCCTTTGGCCACCGAGAACTTGGTGGCGAGTTGACCCTTGAGTTTGAGAGCAAAGCTGAAATGGATGAGGCTTTGGCTGACACGGAGTTTGCTTTGGAGTTTGGCTTGGGCGGAACGAGCAAGGCTATTTTCACCGCATGTAAATGGGACAGCATAACACACACGAAATGGCTGGAAGACCTAATCTGTGCCAAGGCTCGATTTGTGGCTAAGGGTCCTCTTTCAATCAGCTAGGAGGATCTGAAAGAGTGAAAACAGAATCTTTGGAGATTGATGAGAGATTCGGGAAAGAGTACCAAGGACATTATGTATTCCAAGAGATTACATGGGCTAAGAGAAATCGCATTATTTCAAAGTATACCAAATACAACAAAATGAGCGGCGAAGTTGAAAGCAGTGACTTCATTGCAATTCAAGCGGAGACCATTTTGGCTTCACTAAAACAGCAGCCAGAAAGCAAGCCTATTTCAGTTGAAAAGCTTCTGGGTGAGGATATCGGTGTTCCAATAGAGCTTGGTGAATTATTCTCCAAGGTCGCCAACAAACTGAATGGCATGAGCCACGAGGACCTGCGTTTTTTACTCTCGCAATTAGACGAGGAAAGCCGCATCCGGCTCTTTCAGAGTTTCGGCTTTGTCAAGCCTTCGGATGGCTCCCCACTCAGCTCGCAAGGCAGCCAGCAAAAACCATCCAGCAATTCTGTGTTATCTTGAATGTGATGGATCAAATGGCGCTTGAGGAGAAGGAAAAAGTGGAAAGAGAGGCGAAAAAACGTGGCCGTTGAAGTAACCTGCGATGTGGAAGGCATAGAAGAGTTTCAAGCTGCTATGCAGAGGTTTGATAGTGGCATGCAGCGCCAAGTCTATCGATATTTGCAGAGTTGGGCTAGTGATGTTAAGGCTGCAGCAATGCGAAACGCTCCAGTGAGAACAGGTCATCTTAGAAGCTCAATTTATGCCAAGATTAAGGATTGGATTGCTGAAATAGGCGCTGAAGCCACTTACGCCTTGTTTGTCGAGTTAGGCACAAGACGGATGAGGGCTCAGCCTTATCTCTACCCAGCAATTCAAGAATATCTCCCACAGCTTGAGCGGATAATTCTTGAGGCTTTGGATGCAGCAAAAGCGGAGGCTGGTTTATGAGTTTCAGAGAAATAGCCGTAACTATCCGTGCTGTTAATCGTGCAAGCCATGAGTTTTCTAGGATTCAGACGGATGCTGAGGCCCTTTCTGTTAGGGTAAAGAGTCTTGGTACTGCTATTGCTGGTTTAGGTGCGAGTGGACTAGCCATTGGACATATCGCTCACCAATTCGGTTTATTGAATGATGAGCAGGCTAGAGTTTTCAATTCTGCAATGATGGTCGTCACAGTCATGGGTATGTTTATGCGGACGAGTATGGGCGTGGCCATCGCTCAGAAGGTTTATTCTACTGCGTGTTGGATTGCTACGGCGGCTCAAAATGCCTTAAATATTTCCCATGCCACCTTTTTGGCTTTAACTGGGGTAGGCATCGGGATTATCATTTCCGCGTCCGTTGCCATGGCTTATTTCGCTTCGCAAATGAATGCCGCGACTTCCAGTGTTCAAGGCTTCAACGAAGCTGCGAGTGAAATGCCATCTCGTGGTCGTTCAATAACTCGTGCAGGTGAAGAGGAGCTGTATAGGCGAGGTGTCGAGTGATGTGTTATCTATTCACACGGGGAGCGTGTTTTGAATGAGTGTTGAAATTCCTAAGGTTGCTATTGCTTTTGGTTCTGTGGCTCCACCTCAAGGAGATGTAATCGATTTAAGGGTTCATTTGGGCTGCACGAAAGAGGTGAGCAGCTTCGAGGTCCTATTTCAAAATTGGGATAAGAAGTATAGTCCAGGTGGAACGTATCCAATTAACGTTGGCATGGATGGACACATCGACATTGGAAGAGGCACAAGTGTTCCGCAGATCATAACTTGCCGTGTTGAAAGCGTCAAGTGTGAATCCACACCTAATGAAAACTATATTCGTGTTTCTGGTAGGTGCTGGGGAGAGAAGCTTTTTCGAAGGGTTGTAACTAAAACCTATGAAAATCAAAAAGGCGAGGCAATCGTTAAGGATCTGCTTGATTACTATGTTGGCTTAAGCCATGTTAGAAATTTAATAGAACTCGTAGAGAACACGGATACCACTTACACGAAGCTGGAGTATGAAAACACGCCTGTCTTCGACATTCTAAAGTATATTGCTGGGTCAGCAGATAAGGCTGGCGTTTTGAATTTTGACTGGCGCGTAGCACCAGACGGTAAATTCGAGTTTTTCCAGAGAAACAGTAAGACCTCGCCAGTAAGCGTAAGCGAAAAAATTGAGGTTAGCGAATATCGGAAAGAGATTCTCGCGGTCAGAAATAAAGCCAGAGTTTATGGTTCTCAAGGGAAAATTTTTCCAGCAGATTTGGATTCTTGGAGTGAATCAACGTTAGGTTGGACAGTAGTTTCAGGAACTCTCTCATTAGAATCTGGAAGACAACGGAAGGGAAGTTACAACCTTCGTGTTGATGCGGCTGCAAGCGTAGAAGGAAATATTTACCGAACATTCGACGCTTTATGTAAGCCTCAAACTTTTGTTATGTGGGCTTGGATGCCTGGGAATTTGGGAGGAGGCTATGGCTATGTTAGATTGTTGGCTCCTGACAGCTCAAACTATTTCCAAGCAAACATAAAATCGATTCTTGAAAGTAACTGCATTCTGCAATGGGGGCTGATATCACTGGCTTTAGGTCCTAATCAAATGTATGACGCTGACAATAATCCCAATGGAGTCTGGACGAAAACGGGTAATCCGCAATGGAGCCAAGTTAGTGGCCTTCAACTTATAATATGCACTATTGGCGCTGCATCATACTATATGTATGATGGCAACTTCGGTTTTCTAAACTGTTCTTATACTGGAACATTTGAAGATTCTGGAAGCCAGTCCCTCTACGGCTTGCGTGAACTTACAGAGACGGATGAGGAACTTTCCAGTGATAATGAGTGTACGTTGCGGGCTAAGGCTATTCTTGCGCAGTTGAAAGATCCAGCGGAGTACCTTACCATTAACAGCACGGTCATCGATTATGGTACTACTCCCATTTTGGCAGGCGACAAAATTCATGTAACATTGCCCAACGAGAATGTCGATGCCGATTTTCGCATTCTCAGCGTCGAATATTATGTTGACGCTAAGACTCAGACGCTTGAGATCACCATGGAACTTGGCCGTGAGGTGCCTTTGCTTGCGGATTACCTCTATGCTCTCCGTAGCAAGTCTGATCACATGAGTAGACATAAAATTGCGAGGATGATTTAATGAACAAGCAAGTTTGCGTCAAAGACCTTTCGGACGGAGGCGGTTGAAGTGGATGCGAAAGTTGATGTTTTGGAGTATTTCGGTCGAGAGGCTGAACTGAAAAAGAAGTGGATGCGGATGTGGGAGAGTCTTGGAAAGCGAATACTTAGGATGCCTAAGTGGATGCAAGACATCGTGCT